ATATCCGCGCACTGAACAAACTTGCCGCTGAATCCATGAACCCTGTGAAATTTGGCGGCAGTGATTCCACCTATGTGCGGGCGGCTTTCTTTTCCCCCGGTAGTGCGGGCTTGTGCGCGCCTTGGCGTTCTGGCAATCTTTACGACGATGGCGCGTGTGGCATCCCGTGCGCGCATGGCAGCGGTTCGCCCGCGTCCTCGCTTTGGCACGGTTCGCCCCGCCTTGCAGGAAGCGGTAAAAAGCGGGGTGAATGGGTGAGCGCGTAAGCGCCACCCAGAGGGGCAGCAGGCCCCTACATAATCCTGTAAGCAATATTCCTTATGGAGTGGTACAGCGGCGTTCGGCGGCTTTCAATTCCCCCGGTAGTGCGGGCCTGTACGCGCCTTGGCGTTCTGGCAATCTTAACGACAATGGCGCGTGTGGCATCCCGTGCGCGAATGGCAACAATTCGCCCGCGAACTCGAATTGGAACGGTTCGCCCCGCCATGCTGATGAAAATAAAGTCCGCACAATGCGGGCAAAAGCGTTGTACCGCGCCTGCGGCTTTGACCGCTAAGATCATGTGATACCGACACCATATAGCTGCGCCGATGCGAGAGATACGCGCGGGGTGGTGTGTATGGCCGCAGGCCATGGGCCTGCGTGGCGGCTAGTAGTAGATACTGCGGCCCTGCTGCAAGGGCCACAGCAACCGAACGTCGTTGAACATCAGCAAGAACGAAAGGCTTTGAGGGTTTGAAAAAGAACAGATATATGCCGCTTACACATGAACTGTGTGAGCAAGCGGCCTTAGAAGCCTTTAACGATAAATGGTTCCGTCGTAATTATCTGGCTATGGCGGAAAAGTACGGAGGTGTTACCCGTGCAGAATTACAGACCGCCGCCCGCGTGGCGGATATGGGGCCGCGCCTTGAAGTAGTTCACGGCATTGCCCTTGAAATGGAACAGCGCATTGATGATCTGCTGGACGGCAGTGCAAACGATCTTGACCTTGACCCGGTGCATACTTTCCCGCGCATTGATGGTATCAGTATGAAACTGCGGCAGTTGTCTGACTGCTGCCCGCTGCATCAATGTTTCGGGCATCTGGCCTATCTTGGCATGCGGCCACTGCTGCGCGCAAGACTGTTGCCGTATCAGTTCGCCAGCATCCCGAAGAAAGGCCAGACGGCACTAAAGCGGCAAGTTGAACGATGGCTGCGCCGTAAAAGTCTTGGCATCCAGCACGCCTTAAAACTGGATGTCAAAGGCGCATACGAGCATACGAAACAGGAACTTGTGCTTGCGATTCTGCAATATGAAATTCCGCTCGCCGCTTGGCTGCTGGCCGTTGTGCGCTGCCTGCTGGCAATGTCACCGAACGGCGGCTTGCTGATCGGCGGCTATCTGGAAGCATGGATGTTCAATCTTGTCGCAAGTTATATTCTTGTCCGCATCCTTGGCTATGTCAAGACCCGGCGCGGTGTGTCCGTGCCGCTTGTGGTGCGCAGTGGCAGCTATATGGACGATCTTGTGTTGATGGGCCGACGATGGGCTGACATCCAGAGCGCGGCCCGTAAGATTACAAAATGGGTCAAAGACACGCTGCACCTGACAATCAAGGACAGTTGGGTGCGCGTTGACTTTCTATCCCCGGCAGAGGAACACCGCCGCCGACACCTGAAAGGCGCGGCCAAAGGTTGCCCCGGTCTGGATATGGCAGGGTATGTCATGCACCGCACCTATACTACCGTTCGCCCGGGTATTTTTAAGCGAGCACGGCGGCAGTATATGCGCGCAGGGGCAGACTTGAAGCGCAGCCACTTCATCCCGCTTTACCGTTCGTACCGCCTGATAAGCTACAACGGATATTTCAAGGGCACAAAATCCCGCGCTGCTGCCGAAGCGTTGAACCAGCAAAAACTATTCAAATCTGCAAAATGGGCGGTGCGCGCCGCCGCGATCAAAGAAAGGAGCCTTGCCGTATGATTATTACGGAATCCCTCGACAACAAACCTGCTGCCGTTACGCTGGAACCCTTGCCCGATGGCACGACATGGCTGTATTTGCGTAAAAACGCCAAACAGGTTGAAACTGATACCGGTGATGAAACGCCTGATGCTAAACTGTGGCAGTGTGAAACTGCCATCGGCAAGTTGGGTGCAGACCGTTCCGGTGAAACCGCCGATACCATCAACGCCAAGTTTGACGATTGGTGGACGTATGCCGCCGCATGGGCAGAGGATGAACCCCTGCCCACTGTGCAGGAACAAATCAACGCAATCTATGACACACTGGCCGTTATGATGGGGGTGTAACCTATGGCATTCTGGAAACTTATGTACAGGCTTGGCCGCGTCACCGCTGCACAGGTATGGGAACAGGTTGACAGCGGTAATCTGACAGAGTTGCAGGCGACGCAGATTTGCGGCCCACGCCCGTGATGATGCCGACAGACCTTGCCCGCGCCGCGCTTGATCTGGCTGACGAAGCGCTGACCGCTGCCGAAGCGGCAGGGGTGGACACCGCCGACCAGCGGGCCGCGCTGGCAGAACTCGAATTTAACTACGCGCTGGGCATCCGCCCGGTCAGAAAGGAACAAACCGATGTCTAAAATCTACGGAATCGACGTTTCCCACCATCAAGGCGCAATCAACTGGGCAACCGTGGCGGCAGAACTGCGCCGTGTGAACGGCGGAACAAACCCCGGTTTTGCCATCCTGCGCGCTGGCTATTCTGCCCGCCACGGCAAAGGCGGTCTGTACATGGACAGCCACCTGCTGCGCAATATCAAGGGCTGTGAGCAGTACGGCGTGCCCATGGGTATCTATGTCTATTGCTACGATCAGAGCGCCGACGCGGCGGCTGTCACGGCAGAACAGACCATCAGGGCTATTTCCGGGCACAAGTTCGACTATCCGATCTATTACGATGTAGAATATGAGCCGTTCAACAAAACGTGCGGCAAAGCCGTCAATACCGCCATCATCAAATCCGCGCTGGAAGTGTGGGAAAAGGCGGGCTATTATGCAGCAGTGTATTGTTCGCGTGATTTCTTCGTAAATTACACGAACCTATCTGTGCTGACCGGCTTCGACAAGTGGGAAGCGGCCTACACGGCCACGGACACCAATGCTGTGCAAAACGGCCTGTGGCAGTATTCCAGCCGCAACGCACTGGGCATCAAGGGCTTTGGCGCGTCGCTGGATTGTGATGTGTCCTATGTGGACTATCCTGCCATCATGCGCGCCAAGGGCCTGAACGGCTACCCGAAGCCCAGCACCGACACGAAACCCGCAGAAAACACCACACCGTTGCAGTGCCCCACCATCGGCCCCATGAGCAAGGGCGACTTCGACGCTATCCTTGCCGCTGCCAATGGCAGCACCCCGACGGCCTACACCGTCACATTCCCGCCCATGACCACCGCTGCGGCCAGCGTCTTGCAGCAGAAAGCACACGGCCTGTCTGTTGGCTATTCCAGCGCGTGGGCGGAGGGCTGACCGATGGAACAGATTATTGCACAGATGCTGCCCGGTCTGCTGTCGTCGCTTGTGACGGCCTGCGCGGGCGCTCTGGCAGGCTATCTGGCAGGCCGCAGGAAAGAAGCCAAGGCAGAGGACAAGAACGTCAAAATCGCTGTCAAAGCCCTTCTGCGCGGCCAAGTCATGGATTTGGGCCTGCACTATATAAGTAAGGGCTACATCCCGCCTTACGGGCTGGAATCCCTGCGCAATTATTATGACCCCTATGTTGCTTTGGGAGATGGCGACCCGTCCATCAAGCACATTGTCGAAACGTGCGAAAGTCTCCCCGTACATAGCGGAGAAATGGAAGTGAACACATGAAGAAGAAGTATTTGCGTGCCCTTGCAAAGGCCGCTACCGTTCGCGCGATCAAGACCGTTGCACAAACGGCCATTGCCACCATCGGCAGTGCCGCCGTTCTGGGGGCTGTTGACTGGCGTATCGTTGTCAGTGCATCCGCCCTTGCTGGCCTGCTGTCTCTGCTGACAAGCATTGCAGGCTTGCCGGAAGTGCCCGACAGTGACGGTGACGGCATCCCTGACGACGTGGACGACGACTAAAACAAACACGGCAGACAACCCATGCGGGCGGTCTGCCGTGTTTCCGTTTATTGTTCTTTTTTGCGTGTTGTATCAATGCCGCTGTCTGCAAGAATCAGTGCGCGGATATAATCGCTATATCCGTCATAGCCTTTTTGCTTTGCATACTCTTTCAACGCTGCGACTGTTCCCTTGGCAACGGGAACATTAAGGCGATCATAGTTTTCACGCTGGAACTGGTTTCGATAATCGTTATATTTTCCGGGCATGGCAATCACTCCTTTAAGGGTAGTTTACCACATTTGAATGTAATGCGCAATACAAAACATGTACAGATAATGCGCATTATCTTTGTGCAATATTACTATTGTAATTATGTTATGCGCATGATATAATTAAACCATAGCAAGGGGCGGTACAAACAGAAAAGAACCGCCAAATGAAAAGTAAAGAGTTTGAAAAGTTAAGCCCGAAATCAAAACAGCAATACTTCAACCTTTACATCGCATGGACGCAGTTAAAAAACAAAAAGGCCAGATGGAGACCCCTTCAAAAGTAACCATCTAACCTTTAACCGCTAAGAGACTACAACCGCCCCTTGCTTATTTTTTATTATAATCGGTTTGGCGGGAAAAATCAAGGCCGTGGGAGGGCCTGTGCTATGAAAAATCCTATATTTCTTGATGGGTACACTGTAGCCGAATGGCTGGCGGATGCCTGCGCACATGAATGCGCACGTGGCTTTTGTGGCCGTCCTGCAATGTCAGTCCGCCAGCTTGAATTTTTGCTTGCTCTTGCACAAGGCGCTGAAAACTGTTGATATACTGCCCCGGTGGGCACATACGGGAGGCTTGAACCATGGCACGCGCGTATAAACATCTGACCTACACTGATCGTCTGCGTATTGAAAAATGGCTGAAAGACGGCTATACCTACCGTCAGATTGCGGACAAACTGCGCGTGCATATCAGCACCATCTACCGCGAAATCAAAAAGGGCGAGTACCAGCGTTTAGACTACAGGACATACGAATATAAGACCGCATACAGCCCCGACATTGCCGAAAAGTACTATCAAGACAATCTTCGCGCCAAGGGTGCAGAATTGAAAATCGGTAAAGATCACGAGCTTGCCGCCTACATAGAAAATACGATCTTGACTAAGAAATGTTCGCCCGCTGCCGCGCTGGCCTGCGCCGCGCTGGAAGGACGCACGTTTAAAACATCCGTATGCGCCGAAACGATTTACAGCTACATTGAAAAAGGCGTGTTTTTGAATCTGACAAACGAGGATTTGCCAGAAAAAGCCCGCCGTGGCAAAAAGCATCACAAGGTACGCAAGGCATCCCGCCCGCCTGTTGGCGAGATCATCGACAACCGCCCCGAAAGTATCGACACCCGCGACGAGTTCGGACACTGGGAAATGGACACTGTCTATTCATCAAAAAACAGCACGCGCCGCTGCCTGCTTGTGCTGACCGAGCGTAAGACACGCAAGGAAATTATAGTCTTGATGCAGGACAGGACAGCAAAAAGCACCGTCCGGGCCTTGAATCGGCTTGAACGGCGCTTCGGTGCGGCTTTCCGCGAAATCTTTAAATCTATCACCGTAGACAACGGCGTTGAATTTTCTGACCTTGAAGGAATGCTAAAATCAATCGCCTGCAAGGGCAATCGCACGCATATTTACTATTGCCATCCGTACAGCAGTTGGGAACGCGGGTCAAATGAAAATCTTAACCGCATGATTCGCCGCCAGTTTCCGAAAGGGACGAACTTTGCCAAAGTAACATCCTACACCGTCCGACAAGTAGAATCATGGATGAACAGCTTCCCCCGCAAAATCCTAGGCTACAAAACCGCCGACATGGCTTTCAAAGAATGCCTTTCCGCTATGCAACAAAATTAAATTTCATCTTTTTTGCGTAAACCTATTGACTCCGCGAAAGTTTTTTGAAGAAGTTTTCTTCAAAAAACGGCGTACAAGCTGTAGGTAAAGGCTCCAGCGGCTGCCGCCGCGGGCTGG